AGGGCGGTGAGTTCGTAAATGTGCCTTTCTGGAAGGCAAACCTGTCCGGCGATTTTGAGGTGCTGACCGATAGCACTTCACTGACCGTTGGCAACATTACTGCTGACAAGCAGATCGGTGTGATTCTGCACCGTGGTCGTGCTTTTGAAGCACGCGATCTGGCTGCTCTGGCTGCAGGTTCTGATCCTATGGCTGCCATTGGCGCCAAGCTGGGTGAGTACATCGCCAACCAGCGTCAGAAGGATCTGATCAACTGCCTGAGCGGTGTATTCGGTTCCCTGAACACCAACACCAGCAGCAGTGCTTTCTTCGATCTTTGCATCGATTCCGAAGCCACTGATACCCCTACTGCACTGTCTCCCCGTCACGTTGCAGAAGCCCGCGCACTGCTGGGTGATCAAGGCGAAAAGCTGACCGCTGTTTGTATGCACTCCAAGGTGTATTACGACTTGGTTGAGCGTCGCGCTATTGATTATGTGAGCACCGATGATGCTCGCGGCACCAGCACTACTCAGTCTGGTGGTTCAATGGTTGAAGCTTATGGCTCGCCTTCTGTGCCGACCTACATGGGTCTGCGCGTGATCGTGTCCGACGATGTGGAAACCGCCGGCTCCGGTGCTTCTACTGAGTACGGCACTTATTTCTTCACTCAAGGTGCTGTTGCATCCGGTGAGCAGGCAGGAACCGAGATCGAAACCGATCGCGACATCCTGGCCAAATCTGATGCCATGGCAGTTGACCTGCACTACTGCTATCACCCTGTGGGTGCTAAGTGGGCCGTGACTACTGTCAACCCAACTCGCGCACAGCTTGAAACCGTCGGCAACTGGTCGAAGGTGTATGAGCTGAAGAATATCGGCATCGTGCGCGCCACCAACGTCTCCAACATGGATTGAGGAGGTAACTAACGATGTCTGTATTTGAAGCAACTGCGGGCAAACTGATTGGCCCTACTTCCGGCGGCACTGTTACTCAGGCCACCGATAAGTCAACCGGCGTGACTCTGAACAAGCCATCCGGTCAAATCACCACTAGCGACGCTTCTCTGGCTGGTGCGGCTGAAGTTTCCTTCACCGTTACCAACAGCGAAATTGCTGCTACTGACGTTGTGATTGTGAACGTAGCTTCTGGTGCTAGCACTGGAACCTACATCGCAAGCGTTAGTGCTGTTGCTGCTGGTTCTTTCGACATCACTCTGTCGAACGTTGGTAGCACAGCAGGTGAAGCACTTGTGCTGAACTTTGTGGCACTGAAAGGCGCTAGCTCCTGATCATGGGGTTATTCGCTTTCCGGCGAATGCGTGATCGTGAGGCTGTCTCTAACGAGGCGGCCTCTCTTTCTATTGCAGAGCCTAAAATCAAGGAAGAACCGAAGCCAAAACGTCGGCGTCGGACAGTAAAGCCCAAGCCGGAGCAAGTTAATGGCGATCACTCTTGATGCGACCGTTGGTGGAGCTTCGGCTAACACTTACCTGACGTTAAGTGACGCTCAGAGCATTATTGATGGGCTTGTTGAAGATGATGATGTTGTTGCATGGGCGAGTGCAACAGACGATCAAAAGAATCGCGCTTTATACACCGCCGCACAACGACTTGATCGTGAACGGTATCTTGGCGCAAGAGCAACTGACACCCAAGCATTGCAGTGGCCGCGCACTGGTGTTCGCAAGCCGGATACATACATCAACACTTATTCGGTTGGTTTTCCGTTCAGAATCACAACTGACTATTTCACCGATACCGAAATCCCGGATCAAGTGAAGAAGGCTCAGGCCGTGCTTGCTGTTTATTTGAACAACAACAAGGATGGTATTGGTCTGAGTGGCCTTGAAGATTACAAGGCGGTGAGTATCGGCCCGATCAACGTTACGCCTAATCAGTTTGGTGCTGTTGGTGCGGATCGAATCCCGCCAATGGTTGAGCGTTATCTGATTGGTCTTAGAATTAGTGGACCTGGCAACATCGCCGTCAAACGGAGCTGATCATGGGTTACAAGTATCCCGGCGCTGAATACATCAGCGACACTGCAGCGCATACCGGCAGGTTCGGCAAAGTTGTTGCTCTTGAAGATTCTGTGATTGCCACGCTGGCAGCGGAGGATATCACCGGCAATGCATTGACCGCTGTTGTGTTGAAAGCAGACTGTGAGATCTGCGGCGTGATCACTAGCGTCACGCTGACCAGCGGCTCTGTCATCGCTTATAGGCTCTGATCATGCCTCACAACAGCGTTGTAATTGACCCTGCTTATAGCATTGGCGCAGATTTTGTGAGCGACACAACAGCGCGCACTGGGCGTTGGAATCGAATCACTGTGCTTAAAAACAATACAAGTTTTAGTGCGATCACGGCAGAAAACTGGACTGGCAACAGTCTTGTTGGTGAAGGTTTACCGGCTGGGTTTGAAATTCAAGGCGTGTTCACTGCCTTCACTTTGAATACTGGCGGTGCTGCTATCGCTTACAAGATCTAACCATGGCTAAATCTTTTGGTGGAACAAGCGCAATCAATTGGTCACTAGGCGCTGAAGTCATTAACGACACGGCAGTGCATACGGGAAGGTTCATGCACATTGACTTTTACGAAGGCAGCACGATCACTGCAATCGTCAGCAAAAACGTGATCAATGACAGCTTTGGTGGCGTGAGCGTGGATCAAGGCGCCCACTTGACGGGTTACTTCACCAGCATTCAGCTTCAGAATGGGGCTTGTATTGCTTATCGCATCTAATGGCACTTGCTGGATCGCTGCGAAAGGTTGCTAAAAAGGTTATCGGCAAGTTTGGCGGTGCCGTGACGTTTCGTTTTCTGAAACCTGGCACCTATAACGCCGAGACCGGTGAGGTGCGTGCAACTGCTACGACGGCAAGCATCAAAGGCGCACTGGATGACGTACGTAGCTCTGAGACAAATGAGCTTGTGCGTTCTACTGACAAAAAGCTTACGGTTGCTGCGCTTGACCTTGACAGTGTGCCAAGCACTGACGATCAAGTTGAAATCAGCAGCGTGCGTTATCAGATCGTGCAGATCAACACGATTGACCAGGCTGGCACGGCAATCGTTTATGACCTGTTTCTGAGGGCATAGTTATGGCACGAGTTATCAAGCTAAATCAGATTGCTGATTTTATGGAAGGTCAAGTTGAGCAGCTTTTGCGTGCAGTTGTGTTGGAGACTGATTCGCGGTTAAAAGTAGAGAGCCCAGTTGATACGGGTAGGTTCCGAATGAACTGGACAATTGGCGAGAATACTAACTCAAGCGAAAACATCCCTAAGGGTGATTACCGCAAACAGCCAGCACCGCCTAAAGGCCTCAATTACAGACCAGGCAATGAAAAGCTAGGCAATTTTTACAGTATTCACAACAATTTGCCATATGCGGAGCCACTGGCTGATGGCTATAGCCCGCAAGCCAAGGCAGGTTGGACTGATCTGATCGCCAAAGAGATGCAGAGCTATGCGCAGTCAGAATATGAGCGTATCAAGCGCAAGAGCTAATGGCAGCCGTAAACCTAAACACTGTTCGCGCCGTCATTGAAGAACGGCTAGTTGCAGAGTTGCAGAACACGCCACCTGTGCCGGTGGTGTTTCACAACATGGACTATGCGCCTGCCGTTGATGATTCGTGGGTTCAATGCTTGGTTAGCTACGGGCAAAACGAATACCTAAGCCAAGGTCTTACCTCAAATTCAACAAACCGTGTGGTCGGGATTCTTTTGCTGAACATTTTTACGCCGCAAGGCGAAGGTCCTGGCGCCAACTATGTGATAGCTAAGCGCGTAAGAGACCTCTACAATAGAGTCATCGTGTCGGAGGTTTACTTCGATGCAGCTAACGGCCCATCAGTATTGGCTTCGCCTGTACCCGAGGGTTATTTTCAAACTCAGGTCCGTGTGACCTTTGAATTTATCGAGGAACTCTGACCATGGCTACTCTTCGCGGTGAACAAGGATCTGTTCAGTTTGATGCCGCAGGCACCACTAATGTCGCGATTGTTGGCACTCGCAGCTGGAGTTTGACCACCACCAAGGAAACACTTGATACTTCGGTGCATGGCGACACTTTCCGCAAGTTTGTCGGCAGCATGATTTCTGGCTCCGGTACGGTTGAGCTGGTTTACGACCCTGACGCAACCGGCCAAGCTGGTTTTCTTGAGGATGTGCTGACTACTGCAGATTCTGCAGATGCAACTTTTGAGCTGTTTACTATCGGCTCTACTAGCGGCACTGATTCAATCAGCTTTGCTGGAATCATCACCGACATGGAGATTAGTTCCACTGTTGGCGATCTTGTGGTTGTTAGCTGCAGCTTCATTACCAGCGGCACCATTACCGGCAACCTTGAATAATCAGCGGAGCTGGACTAAACTTCAGGGCATCATGTTTTGTTGTTGAATGCCAGCCCCCAAAAACCGCACTGTCGATCTGCTGGTTGAGGCGTTTGACCTTAACCAGCGTCGAAAGTTTGAACTGAAAAACGCCGCGGGTGAGACCGTGGTGGATTTGTACTTTAAGCCGATTACACGAGCCGATCGCAAGAAAGCGCAGGCGATGGCGCAAAGTGAAGAGGCTTTAGACATCAGCACCTACATGCTCTGTCAAATGGCAGAACTGCAAAACGGTGAAAAGGCTTTTGCGATGGCTGACGCGCCTAAGCTTCAGCGTCAATTGCCTGAGTCTGTGCTGAATGAAGTTGAGCTGTTTTTGTTTGGTCTTGGCGGTGACGAAGACCTGAAGGAAGCAAAAAACGACTGACGCAGGATAGTTGGCTCTTTTTTGAGTTCTATCTAGCCTGCGAGCTTGGTATGACAGTGAGCAAACTCCGCACGGAATTGACCGATGCGGAGTTCATTCACTTTGCCGCGTATTATGAGCTGAAAGGCGAACGCGAAAAGGAAGCGATGGACCGTGCGAAGCGTGGTCATCGATAAACTGAACGTATTGCAGCAGGCGCCGTGGCAGTATCCAACGTTGAACTTAGGGTTAACGCCAACAATGCTGTCAGTCAATTACAGCGCACTTCAAAGGAAGCTAAAAAACTTGACAGGGCGGCGGTCAGCGCAACTGGCAATATTCAGAGGATGGGTGTTGCCTTTAGGGCAACTGCCAGTTCGGTTGTGGGTCTGTATGCCGCATTCAATGTTCTGAACAGCACCTTGAAAGTTGCCGGAAGTCGGCAAACGCAGGTCGCAACATTAGCGAATGGCATCAAGAAGCTTGGCCTGCAGGAAGCAAGTGTGCAAAAGTTAGTTGAAGCTGCTGATCGACTAGGAAAGGCTACTCTTTTTGATGAAGAAGATTTTACGCAAGCTTTCACACTGCTTACGTCTTTCCAAAGAATCGGCGTCAATTCTTATGAGCGCGTGGCAAAAGCTGCTGCCGATGTAGCTCAAGTTACAGGTCAAGATGTCCGCAGTTCAATGCTGCAACTAGCCAAAGCCTTAGAAGACCCAGCCAAGCAGGTCACTGCGCTTGCAAGGAGCGGAACTGTTTTTACTGAGCAGCAAAAAGAGCAAATTAAAGCACTGCAAGAATCCGGGCGAATTCTTGAAGCTCAAAATTTAGTGTTGAAGGAGCTTGAAAAGCAGTATGGAGGCGCAGCTATTGCGGCAGGAGAGGCTGGCATTGCGGGTGCAATGGACACGCTTGGAGAAGTAACAAGAGATTTACAAGAAGAAATTGGCAATTTTCTTTTGCCAACTGTTATTGATTTGGCGAAAAACGCGACAAATCTTATTCGCGCAATTAGTGATTTGCCTGATCCTGTAAAGCGATCAATTGGCGTAGCGGCTACGTTTGCGACCAAGTTGTTTTTGGTGCAAAAAGCGATGCAGGCAATAATTGCTTTGCGTGCTGGTATTACGGCGACGCTTGGCGCAACGGCTGCTGGAATGACGACTGCAGGCAATGCGGCTGGCGTGGCGAATCCGAAGCTATTGCTGGCGAAAAACACTTTGTTCGCGCTTGCAAGAATTGGTCTCATCACGATTGGTATTGACATCATTGTTAATGGTTTGGGGAAATTGGCTGAAGTTGAAGCACGAATGAACAGAATTGCAAAAAGCACCACAAAAGGATTCGCGGCTGAAGTGGGCGGTTCTGCTTTGTCTAAAGCTGAAATTGAAAAGCTGATGAAGGAGAACCGTGCTGAATTCAAACGTCGCGAAGACGAATTTAAGAGTGTTAAGTTTCCTTTGCTTACAGCTCAGGATGACATCGCAAAGGCGGCAATGCTGCAACTTGACACTCGTCTCGCCACGCTTCAATCGATGTATGATCGCGCAAGATTTGCAACGCCTGAAGATCGCGCAGCGGCAGATGCAAAACGAAAGCCCCAAATTCCTATAAGCACGGGTAATGGCAAGAAAGAAAGCCGTGGTGGCCGCACGGGCACCGGCAAAACTGAAGCAGAAAAAGCAGCAGAAAAGCGCTTAGAGCTTGAGCGCAGTTTGACATTT